TATTTCATTGAATACTGCTAAGAAGTTATCAGCAACCAACTTATGACACATCATGTTATTAACAACAGTATCTGTATCCCAAGCCAATCTCATCGGATAAGGTAGTTGTATTTTTACTAAATACCCTTTACCTGTCTCATTTGGCGTACCGTATTTCTTGGTTATTTGTTGAGTAGTCATTAATTAGTTATTTCGTTTACACTAGATTTAATTTCTTTAGCTCTATTAAATAAGTCTTTAAGTAGTTTCCAAATGTCTATCTTAAAAGTCGCTTCTATATTTTCTTTTATGGACACTAGTTCTATAAAAATTAAAACTATAGCACATATTTTAGTAAACATAAAATCAAAACCAAATGCATGTTTTATAAATTCATTTAACACAAATTTATCTATAACAAACAGTAACAATATACAGACTTCATATAAAGCCATTTTACTTATTACGTTTGATAGTTTTCTACTTCTAATACTACACCAACCTTCTAATTTTATACTTTTAAATATTCCTGTAAAAGTGTCTAACAATATAGCCGCTCCAACAGATATTAGTAAACCATATATCGGTACAAAGAGTAACAATAGAGACGTTATTATGTAATTAATATATTTCATTATCTTCCTTGTCCTTTATATGATTTCTTATAATTCTTAGACTCTTTTAAACTTGACGTTTTTGACTTAGCGTGAACACCTGGTCTACTTATCTTTTTCTTATCTAATTTAATAGATTCGTTTTTAACTTTAGCCATTTCCTAAATTATTATTCAGCCGTAGGAGTCGGTGGTGTTGGTGGCAACCACGGAGACGGAACTGGTTCGTATTTAGGATTAATCTTAGCTTCAATTTGCTTTGCAATTTGAATTTGCATGTGAGAAATATCAGCCGTAGCATCTAACCAAGAAACTACTTCTTCTGGTGTTAGATCAGCAAAAGGAATATAGTTTTCGGTGTCTTCAGGTAGAGGCATAGGTGTTGCTCCTGCAAAAGCGCCTTCTACTCCATTTTCGTCTACACCTACGTATTGGTATCTAACCCTAGTTACGACATCAGTTAAGTTTCCTAATACTGGAGCTATTTCCAGTTGCATTGTTTCGTTTGTTAAGAATGTGAATGTAATTGCCATTGTTTTTATTTTTTTATTTTATAATTACTTGTTTTCTAATATATTTATTCTTTGTTCTAAGCTATTTATTTTTTCTATAGCTTCTTGTAACGCTGCCGTTAATAATGGAACTATTTTTGACTGATCGATACCTTGGTATTTAGGTGTACCATCTTCCTCAAATTCATCTTTAAACCCTGTGACAGCCTCTGGTATTACTTCTTGTACTTCGTGTGCTATAAAACCATCTACTGTTTTTTCAGGATTACTTATAAAATTAAACCTGCATGGTTTAAGTTTATTCAATCTATTTACAGCGGAATCAATACTTGTAATGTTTTCTTTAAGTCTATAATCTGAAGAAGTGTTATAATAAGTAACATTTGAACCAATAGACACACCACCACATTGAGATGAGTTGTAAAAAAACGCCATCGCGCTATTCGCGTACGTGGATCCTTGATTGTTGATTTTTATACCTGTTCCATAATTTGATATTTCAACATCAAGAGTTATTGCTCCGTAACTAGTGCCTTGACCTCCTAACAACTTAGTTCCTGATTGACCATTTGACGGTCTACCAACTTGTAAGAACTTTAGGTTGCTGGTTGAAGCTGGATCTACATAATATCCAGTATCGCTTGAGTCGTAAAATATAGGTGCCCTAAAAGAACCAGCTACCCAATTATTACCACTCATGTCCAACTCCCACCTACTTGCAGAAGCTGACCATCCGCCTATTCTAAGAACGTTGTCTGCGTCTAGTCCCATGTTCAATGCATAGTTTCCTCCTTTGTGAAAAGAAAAGAACGCCGAATTATTACTGTCTGAATAAGCCTGTAATGGTGGATTAGAAAGAGACCCGCAATATCCACCTAAATTTGAAGTAAAATGCGATGGTCCACCAAAATTAGCCGCATATAAATTACTTGTAGAACTAGGATCTAAATAATATCCAGTATTATTTGAATCATAGAATACAGGAGCTCTAAGTGATGAGTTGGATTGAAAATACCCAGATTTAACTTGATCGTTAGACCATTCTGTTATTACTTCGTAAAATGATCCGTAAGATGTGGCTTCTCTATTTTGTGTAGATATAGCCATCCTTGGTTGTCCGTTTCTTAGGAAATGCAACGCACACATATTTGGCACGTCGCCTCCAGAGTATCCATTTATCCATAAAGTATCAGACCAAACCGACCACGCCCCAGTCATCGCAACGTTTAGACCTTGCGCATAGTTAAAATAAACTTGAGGGTTAGTTTGTTGGCCACCTACATAATTATTTGGTAAATATCTAGAATAACCAGAACTTCCAGATACGCTACCTGTTATAGTATTAGCTACAGTTAATCCTGCTAAATTACTTGTTGACGCTGGATCTACATAATAACCAGTGTCGTTAGAATCATAAAAGATAGGCGCTCTCATGTCTCCAGATGCTTGAGCCGTTCCTGTAGCGGTAATACCAAACATATCAGCTCCTGCTGCGTCCGAGTAAAAATGAAAGTCAGCGGTTCCATTTATACCGGCACTTGTTCTTTTACCAGCGTACCAAGTGTTACCACTTCCTCCATTAAACCTAACCATAGCTTCATAACCATTACCTGGGTTAATATATAGGTATTTATTAGAAGCTCCTGTTAATTGTAATCCAAACAAATTACTAGTAGAGGCAGGATCCGTATAATATGTTGTATCATTTATGTCATAAAATATAGGTGATCTAAACGAACTGTTTGTTATTACAATTACGTCGTTATAACTCCTAACATAAGTAGAGTCTGTCATGTGCCAACCTCCAGAATAAGTTTGATTGTACCATCCTGTAGCGCCAACTGATCTAAACCAGTTGTTAGTAGATATAGAACCATCTACGCCAGCGTCTGCGCCAGCATATATTCTATTACCAGCGACGTAGTTCATATTACTTGTTGAAGCTGGGTCAACATAATATCCTGTGTTATTTGAGTCGTAGAATATTGGCGCTCTTAAACTGCTGTCAGATTGCAAATAACTTCTATTAACTAATACAGTTCCATTATGATCCATACTCATGCCGGTTTTTGAACCAGTAGCAAAAGAGTCTGTTGTAGCGAAGTACATTTTAGTACCGTAAGCTCCTGAACTTTGAACATATATACCAGCTTGAGCGTTTGTATTGCCCCAAGTCCAAATTACACCGTTGGCATAATCTGCAGTTCCACCCATAAGTGTTAAACCATAAGACGTTAATCCAGGTGTAGTAGTGTTGAAACTATTTTGACTATTTAATAATAGTTTACTAAAATTACTTGTCGAAGCAAAATCTCCGTAGTATGTTGTATCATTTGAATCATAGAATATAGGAGCTCTAGAGTCAACATTGGCAATCACATTACCAGAAGAATTAACAGCAAATCTTTGCGAACCAGAGGTATAAATCTCATAGTTTAAAGCGTCTGCTGTGTATACTCCAAAAGTAGAAGAAGTTCCTGACAAGAATCTTGAAATAGTTGCACTAGGTCTTGATTGAACTAATTCACTAGCAATATTTGTACCCCCTGTTATTTGCAATGTTTTATTTGAACCTGACCATAATCCATTAGGAGATGTTGTGCCGAAGCCTATATTGCCATTGTCATAAAGCGAACTATTGCCAACTGTTGTTGAGGCTGTAAATTTTGGTATATAATTAGTTGTACCAGATCCGCCAATTCCACCTGAAACTGTCCAACTTCTATCAGCTGATAAATCATAAGAAACCCCGTTTATTGTCAACGTTCTTGCGTTGGTAACTGGCGTGTAGCCTAAAGCAGTAGTTACATCTCCGGATGTTAAAGTTACCGCTCCTGTCCTTGTGTTAAATGATGTTACACCAGTATCAATAGTAAAAGTTCTATTTGCTGATAGGTCTTGAGTAGAACCATTAATAGTTAATGTTCTTGTTGTTGGAACATATACCGTCGAATCTACTGTACCATTGGCTTTTAAAAATTGTGAAGCTGTACCTGAATATGTTTTAAAACCAGGAGCTGTAATTGTGTTTGAAAAGAATGTACTTCCGCTAGCGGCAATTCCAATTGCAGATATTGAACCACCAACGGTAATGCCAATCCCACCATCAGAAGATATATTTCCACTACCCGCTGATGCTCCTATTCTTAAAACAGAAGTTAAATCATCTGGGTTTGAAAGTTCTATATTATAAGAACCATTGTTAGAAAAATATGTTATATTATCTAAAAATGTTTTTGTACCTGTAATAGTTTCTGTTCCTGCTTTGTGTACAACTAAAGCATCATCTGCTGGTACGTAGCCTAACCATTCAGCAATAGTTTTATTTACCCACAATGTACCATTATAACCCAACACATCACCATTAATAGGAACGTTAGTTATAACATCGACATCGTGTATTTCTTTTAATTCAAATCCATTTTGTACGGTTATAAATATTTCTCCATTATTGGCATTAACTCTAGTAACAACACCAATAAAAACTAAATGAGCAGGTGCATAAGGTTTGTTTGCTAAACCGTAAATAAGATTACCGTTTGTACCTAACCAAACTGGATCACCAACAGTAGCCGCGGACGTGTTAAGTCCTGCTAATTTACCTATCTGTACTACATCTGCAAAACCATTTACAGCGACTGTAGCGTTAAGTAATCCCAATGTTTTTGATGAAGTTGCTTCTGTAGTATTTGAAGCAAGTCCAACGATTATATTTGTTCCGTCGGCACCTGTTACGTAAACAGCTTGCCCTTTATTTATAGCGACACCTGCTTTAACTTGGTTCTGAACATCGTTAGCAACTGAAGATCCAGCGTTTACCCAACTTACAGTTGAACCGTTTGATGATAATATTTGACCACTAGATCCATTGGAGCCTGAAGAATCCTTCAGACCCGCTTGGACCTCTATATCGCTTTTAAATTTCATATATTAGATTTTATTTTTGCACTAATACTCTGATAGGGTTTGTAGGAGTAGATGCGAATGTTATTGTAACCGTGTTTGTTGTTGCTCTAGTAACGTCTGCATAAACAGTATCCGAAGTAACGGTGTCATATAATTGCACCATTACGTCTTTTGTTCCTAAATTATGAGTAATAGTTGCAGTGGCACTTATCGTTGTAGAATACATGCTACTTGTAGAGCTAACTGTAGCTGTACCGTTAGAATAACTAACACTAATACCAGATCCAGCGTTAACATTACCTAAACCTACTGTTGTCAAGGTAGCTAAATCAATGTTGCTTTGAACGGTAGTCCAATCAGCTAATGTGGTTGGCGTGTCTATTTTAGCTATTAAAGAGTCTCCTACTCTAACTTGTTCTGTAAAGAATGTTCCGTCAACAGTAACTGTCCACATGAATCCTTTCTTTATAGTACCAGTTGGTGGTGAATCTAAGTTTGGTGTATTTGTAGAAGCGTTGTATCCACCTTGAAATACTAAAGCTCCAGACGTAGAAGCATCAACGTAAGCTTTACTAGCAGCATCTGTATTTGCTACTGGAGTTGCTGGAATTGTAACTTGACCGCCGAAGCTATTTTGTCCAGTGCCTGTTACTGTTAAAGAGGTAGCTATAACTACATTATCATCTAATCTTATACTTATATCTGTGCCAGAACGTTCTGTTATAATTTGATCTAAAGTACCATTGATTGAAACAGTATCGCCGTTTACGATGTCTACAGTTGATCCGTCTTCATCACTAAGTGTCCATGAATAAATTCCACTGATCGGAGACCAAGTGTTATCGCCTCTTAAGTATTTAGTATTATCAGCCGTACCTGTAGCAGATAACGAAGCGGTAACTATTGGAACTGCCGCTGTTCCTGTTATAGCGGTATTAATGAAAGTACTATTACCACTAGATATGCTTTCAACATAATCTAAAGCAATAACGAAATCATAAACATCGTTACCAGTAACTAAATTAGGCGATCCGTTTGTCACGGCAGCAGTCACTGCAGAAACAGTTGGATTTGCCGCGGTACCACCGATTGATATTGTATTTGTGTTACCAGAAGTAAGTGATATTACTCCACCGCCCACTTCTGTCCAAACTCCAGCTGCCCAAACCTTAACTACATCAAGGGTTGTATCATAGTACAACTGTCCTTCGACACCAGTACCAGCAGCTGCATTATTAGGTTGATTCTCAATCCTTGCTTTTATAAGCTCGTTCTGGTTAAGATTAACGCTATTTAAAAAATTTATTGCCATTGTTTGTTTATTTTAATTATTAGTTTATATAGGCTTTACCGGAGAAACCAGCAGAGAATTCTACTATCAAATTATTTAGATCTGTATATATTACATTACCATACATCTGCACGTTGTTTATATTAACCACGCTAACTGATGGGAATTTATCTAAGTTGTGTTGTATTAACCATGTAGTACTAGGTACTGATTGCGTAAACACGAAGGTTTTATCTTCAACTGGATGTGGTACAAAAGAAACTAAGTCATAATAAGTATCATTCTTTATAGTACCATTTCCTCCTATGAATTCAATTGTTAATACATAGAACAACGGATCAACGCTCTGTTCGTAACTAACTATATGATAGTGCCCAAACTGTGTTGGTTTTTTCTGTTGAGCAAGTAAAACCTGACCGCCAACTAAGTAGTCTAAAAATTCTACTACTCGTTGAGTACTGGTATCTTCAGTTGACATAATCAAATAAGTCAATCCACTAAACGGTGTTCCGTTTCCTCCTCCATTAATCAAAGATATAGTTCCACCTATTGGATTTGATGTAACAAATTTCCAAGAGGTTTGACCAGCAATTGATATTTTACCTTTCTTATTTAAGTAATCAGCAATATCCTCCATTGGGAAGTTTACGGTTCTATTACTACCGTAATCTGTCCCTAATACGAGGTCTTTATCCTCTACATCCTTATCTATAGGGTATGAGTTTCCTATTGCCATATTATTGTTTTATTAATAGTTCTAATTCTTTTACTTTTGCATGTAATTCTTGAATAGCAGCAGTTAAAAGAGGGACAAGTTTAGCTTGGTCAATCCCTTGATACATAGGTGTTCCTTCCGGATCAACTTCGTCTTTAACGCCAGTAACCGCCTCTGGAACTACTTCCTGAACTTCATGAGCTATAAAACCATCTACTACTTTGTTAGGATTAACTATAAAGTTAAATCTACAAGGTTTTAATAAATCAACTCTATCTAAAGAGTTAATCACTGGTTGTATATTTTCTTTCAATCTATAATCAGAAGAAGTAGCGTAAGTAGTGGCAGTATCTGTACATGATACAGAACCAACTTGTGTGTTCTGATAAAAGAACCACATCGCGTTATTTGACTGTTCGTATCCTGTCGATGCAACTATAAATTTTATACCTGCCCCGTAGTTTGAAGAGTACACTTCCATAGATCTAGAACCATAAGATAACCCTGTTGATCCATAAAAAACCGCTCCTCTACCTGTAACACTTGCTAAAGTATCTGTTTCAACAGCTGTCACCACCCAAGTTTGGTTATTCGCTAAACTTTGAGTTGTTCCGTTTATAGTTATCGTTCTTGCGTTAGTAACAGGTGTATAACCTAAGGCAGTTGTAACATCTGAAGAAGAGAGTGTAACATCTCCTGTTCTTGTATTGAAAGAAGAAACTCCTCCACCGCCATCTGTCCAAGAAGCAGTAATGCTTCCACCGTCTTGTTGGTTTAAAGACAAAGTCTTTGTTGTTGTCCCAGTTACAGCAGCGCTTACAATAGAGTTTGAATAAGCAGTATTCCAATTGTCTGAGTTGTCTGATAAATAACTAATAGTACCAGCTGTTGACTTAACTATACCACTACCACTCAACGCTGCTTGTTTATTATTAAATGTAGTCCAACTAGCAGACGTCAAGTAACCATTAGCAGATCCAGTAGCTGGAGGCATAGAAACTGTGTTCGATGTGTTTACTAATGGTGTACTAAATGTAAGTGCTGTTTGTTTGTTATTAAACGTATTCCAGTCTGTAGAACTTAATACACCTATAGAAGAAGCGCCAGATAAAGCAACGTATAATAAATCATCTACAATACTTAATCCGTTAGCTGGAGAACCTATACCTATAGATCCGCCACCACCTGCCCAAGTAGCAGTTAAAGGAGAACCAGATCTCCTGTTCATTGTAAGTAACTTAGTATCTGTTCCTGTAACGGCTATACTAGTTATAGAGTCATTATAAGCAGAGTTCCAGTTTGTAGAACCATCTGTTACGTAAGATATAGTACCTGCGGTAGATTTAACTAAACCAGTACCAATAAGAGTATCTTGCTTAGCGTCTAGTTCGTCAATTAAATCAATTTGATTATTTATATCACCATCTATACTACCCCACTCAGCAACACCACCGCCGCCTCCCATAATATCAGAAAGTCTAAAACTTTTAGTCTGATATACCGGAGCTCCTGTAGTAGCTATGTTAGTAACACCTAGTAGTAAATCTGAACCCTTAACATTGAAATTTATAGGGTAACTTTGTATTATCGCCATTTATATATATTTGTTAGCAGTTCCACTTGTCTAATGCAAGTTTTTTACGCGTTGGTTCTCCATTTGGTTTTTTCATAGGACCTGGCATACCAGACATACGAGCACAGAAAGACTTTCTACGCTTTGCATCCTTACTACCCGGTTTTAGTTCAGACGGTTTTTTAGTAACAGCTGTCTGTAACTTAGATCCTGGGTTTTCTCTACGGTAACTCGCTACTCCCTTCGCATTCAATCCTCCTTTAGGATCTTTACCTTCCTTACGAGTCCAAGCCGCTGTTTTGTGTAGAGGCGAACCTTTACTAGTTCCGCATGAACAAGTATGTGGTTTATTCATACTACCTGCGTTACCAATCCAGAAACCATTATGTCCTTTCGCTCCTAGTCCTTGAGGACCTATACCTTTCATATTCATATTACTTTACTTTATAACGTTTACCGCTTTCCTTCTTAGTACCTTCACCTTCATTACCACGGTTTTGTTTTACACTCTCCCACCTACCATCTTCATGGTCCCAATCCTTACCATTACCAGAAGGATCTTTACGATGCATTCTTTGAGCGTGAGCTTTTTTCGCTCTCCTATCATCAGTTTTAGCATAGGCAAGATCTCTAGCTGCTTTAGCTTTAGCTGCCTTCGGCGATAACTTCTGTCTCATTAATGGAGAATATCCCAAACCTTCAGGAGAATAAACATAGTTAGTCTGCTCCAAAGGTGATTGTGATCTTAACTTGAATCCCATACCTATTTCTTTTTAGCTTTTATCTTCTTCTCTGCTGCAAGCATAGCTTTAGTAGGTTTCTTGCCAGAACCTTTATTCTCTCTTATGTTATCCCACAGTCCACGCTTAGATACAGAACCGTCTTTTCTTTTTAATAATTCCATACTATTATTTATTAGTTGCGTAGTAAGGACTCGAACCTCGCCTCTGGGTTATGAGCCCAGTATGCTACCAATTACACTAAAACGCAATATACTTATACTATCACATAGAAACGTTGATTTTTACTAACATATATTAGTGTGACAATAGCCTATTACTCTATATTATAAGTGCCTAATGTCATAGTTTTCAAGCAGTAATATAAGGTGTTAGAAAAAATACTGTAAAAAATTTTTTTATAAAAAATATAAAATGGGTGTGTGAATTTTATGTGATAAGATGTAGAGATATTTTGTGTTACTACCTCCCTTCTAATTTACTTTTCGAAAAGGGAAATTGGTTTTCATTTGCCGGGTCCCCCAATTCCTATAGGATTTCCGGATTGTAATGAGTCGAATGGCATCGATCGTAAAATAGGATTGACCTTTTACCTTTTAGGTAGATGATGTTAGTTATATCTTGTATATGCTATACACCAC